GCATTATATCCACCCGGTGTACTACCATTACCCCCAATACCAGACCCACCGCTACCCGGAGAAAAATCACTAGATGGAAAATGTTGACCTCCACCGCCGCCGCCAGCAGCATACGTTACAGCAGATCCAGTTATTGAACTTGATAGGCCTATCGCTCCATTCACACCAGACGCAGCAGCTCCTGCACCGCCACCACCACCAGAAGTGCCGCCCGACGAACCTGCACCGTTATTACCTTGGCCTGCTGTTCCTAATCCGCCTGCTCCGCCATTTGCTGATCCACCGCCAGAACCACCGGCTGCGCCATATCCTTGACCACCATTTCCACCACCGACGGCAGTAATAGTTGTTAATCCACTTCCAGATATTGTAGAATCATTACCTAAATTTAATGACCCAGCGCCTGGTGTTATAGTATATGCTATACCAGGAGTCATTGACGCTGTGTTGGAAAGCATACCGCCTGCTCCACCTCCACCTGCCCATGCGCCTGTTCCGCCACCTCCACCTGCAACAACTAGGTATTGAATTGAATATGAATACGGGGGGCCACCAACTAATGTAGTACCAGCTGGTCCTATTCCGATTGCTACTCCTGATCCTATTGATATTGGCACAATACTATCCTTGTTTGATAGTATTATTTATTATTATTGTTTATTATGACGACAGTTATCACCGTGCCAACAGAAGCGTGTATAACATAAAGCCCCTTTCGGGGCTATATCACAGATCAGTACCGTACTCTTCGTTAATTTTTTGTTTAGCATATTCAAATACCCAATCATTGTGAGCTAAGAACAATGATAAACGATACCCTAGTTGTTCTACTTGATCTTTAGTAAGTTGAAGACCCTCAAGTCCATCAGTTTCATTAATAGCATGAATGCCAAAACGAATGATAGATTCAAACGCACTCATGCCTGTAAGATTTTGATTTAACTCAATTTTAGAATCGTAAGCATTGCTAGCAATGCCTAAAATATCTAAATCATCTTCAAATTGATCAGTCACTTCGGTGGGAAGTTGTTCTAATTTCCAGCTAGTTTGACCAACCCTCAAGCTATGATCGAACGGATTGATAGAATTAGTTTTTGTAAGCATATTTTATACCTTAAAGTCATTAAAAATTAATTCTAACACTATATAATTTATTTGTCAACTATTTTGGCTTATATCTTGCCGATTTTGGATTTTGATCACAATTGTCACCGTGCCAACGTTTATACATGCCTACACTTATAATATCTGCACAGTACTCACAAGACTTTTTCATCTGACTTGGATGTGTGCCAGCCGCCAGTCTAAGTTGGTTGCTATCACTACCTAAAAAGTTATGTGTACCCTCTGCAATACGCTTGTTGTTTAACTTTGGTCCTAAAAAGTTATGTCTACCTTCCTCAATAAGTTTTTTGTTTAGTTTACCACCAACATTAGGCGCATTACCGTGTTGCCATTGATGAATTCCTTCTTTGGAACGACGAATACTAGGATTGTTAGTTAGATTAACGTGTTTGCCGCTAGCCATAGCTGCTTTAGCATTTTGTCCATCTTTGTTTGGATTATTGTCTCCTAAGAATGGATGACTTCCTTTTTTCACTAAAATGTTAGCAGCATCACTAAGTTTCTGAGATGCCAATGGATCTGTTTTAGTCCAATGATATTCTCCTGAAATTTTTGAAACAACAGTAGGATCTTTCATGGGATTTAATCCACCAGATTGCCATCCTATAGAAGAATTTGTCGCGTTCATGCAACCTGGCCTACCAAAATGTTCCATTAAATACTGACCCTCAAGTTCTATAATTTGTTCAACTGTATCAGCGTATTCTAAAATCTCACGAGTTAACGTAGTCTTATCTTTTATAGATAGTGGCCATTTACCAGATCCAATATATCCATCATTCATATTATCGGTGCTGTGTCTACCAATATAGTATTTGCCGTTTTTATGGATTGTTTTATATATAAAGTGTTTCATATGTTTATTTATGTAGTCTGCTGCGTTACTATAATAACATAGATACAACTAAAAGTCAACAAAAAAGCACACCGAAGCGTGCTTTCTTGTCTTCCCATCCCTGAGAATTTTTACAACAAATATATCAACTAAATGAAAGATTTTGCACGGCAATTTCGCCAACGTAGTCAGCGGCATTCCCGAAACTTGATGCAGTATTCGTTAATTCCACAAATCCGTACCTTGTCATAAATGATACGACTGGTTCGAATGTGCTTGGATCCAACACAACGCCAGATGACATCAGCGGAATGTATGGGCAATAGAACGCAGCGGCATCAGCCTCTGACGAACCTTTGTAACCAACTAGAACTGATTGTGTATCTGGAGCATAGCTGTTTACGAATACACGTAATGAACCATTTAGAGTGCCGACAAACTTAGTGTTTGTAGGTGCTTCAAAAGTTCCTTCTGTTGTACGAGCAAAAGCTGATGTTGTAGCAGATTGTAGTACTGTTAAAGCAGCACTTGACACAACGGCCCAGTTACCAGCGCCACGACGTGTGCGTTGGGCGATTAGGTTAGCGACACGGTTGATCAGAACAGCTAAAGCAGCGTGTTCATCGCCAACGAATGTAGCAGTACCTGATACTGTAGCTTGGTTGTATGTGTACTCTGTAGCAGCCAATGAGCTTAACGATAAGAGAATCTCTTGATCGATTTCAGCTGTGATTTCTTGGGCTAAAGCAGCCATAATTTCTGCTTCAACATCAATACCATGCATAGCTTGAGCGTCTTGTGCTGATTCAAATGTCCAACGAGCTTGTAACTTACGTGTTTTAGCTTCAACGGCTTGTTTCAAGATTTGGATACTGATTTGTTTACCGCCAGTACCTTCCATAGTAGCTGTATTGTTACCGGTATAAGCGGTAGCAGTAGTAGTACCCTGTGGAACTGTTGAGTAAGCTGTAGCAATGGTGAATGGGCTTAGGGCTTCTTGACCAGCTGTTACGCTTGTTGCGGCTAAACTGTTGTCAGTCAATGACTGAGCATAGCGTACACGTAGAGTATGGATCTGGGATACAGGTCCTGTCATTGGTTGTACACCAACCAACTCGTTAGCGATAACGGTTGGCATTACACGTCGAATAACTGGCAGAATGACACGGTTTAATGTGGCAATGTTGCCTGACGCTGTTGAACCCGTTGATGCATTTTCTTTCAAATACTTACGGGTGTTTTCGAGGATTACAGACATTGAATTGCGCTTTGAGCCGCCTAGGCCTTCTAATAACGCATCTTTTGTCTCGCCCCAACGGCTTTCTAATAACGCTTGTGACATTTAAGTCTCCTTTTTTCTTTTTACAGCCCTGCCAACCGCTTAAGATCAATGACGTTGTTATTAGCATCGTCTTCTTGCTCTTGGACACGGGCAGATTTATCGCCAGTTGCTTCAGTTAATGTTTCTGTTGTGGCTTTTTTGGCTTTTACAGAGCGATTTTCTAATACAGCTGGTAGATACTTTTCAAAAGCACTTTTCAAACGTGGAGTTTGAACGCTTTCAAGTAAATTACGCATTACTTCTGCTTTCTCTTCGTTTAGAGGAGACAACAATTCTTCCATTGTACGGTTACGTACATTGGATTCTTTTAGGATGCGTACTTCACGTTCTTTGGATTCGACTAAGACAGTTGCTTTCTTAGCGAATTTGATGGCTTCAGCAATTTTTTGATCTTTTTGAGCAATCATATCGTACAATTTACGGACTTCAGCTTTCTCATTTAGGTGAGTAGCTCCGAATTCTGTACTATATGCTTCAAAAATACGACGACCAAAATTGTTCTCACGAGCAACTTGGATATCTTCTTTTAATTGGCTGAGTTCAGACTTAAGATGCTTGGATACGGCCTGTGACATTTTGTTGGCAGATTCTTTAACGAAACGGCTTTTAAGTGCTTCCAATTGACCACGTGCATTTTGAACTAGGCGAACCTTAGTTTCAACTACATCACGTTTATCTTCTTGGAATTCACGAATTTCACTGGCTAACGCATGGACGATAAAGCCTTCTAACTTTTCTAGGCCCTCATTATGTGTTTTACGATCTTTGCGCAGTTCG